TAAACTTTCGTTTCATAGTCCTCGCGTTGGACTCTAACACACAGCGTATAGAAACTTATGGCCCGACACAATGAATGCTTGTGTCTGTTTCTCGCTACTCATAATGCTACACTCTAGGCAGTTTGCGGTTCGTATTCCAGGATGTTGAAGTAGTTGATGGTAATCTCAGATGGTCAGTCCAGCTCCTCACTTTCAAGTTTCCAGGAAAGGAAGTCACACGTCAAACAATCAACATAACAACAGTGCCTGTTTCAGTAACTCAAATATATATTTACAATCAACTAATGACACCCAGTGTAGCATGGTGCTTTTATATCTCTTGCACCTGAGTGAACACAATTATACTGGATCCGATTCTAACGGTTTTAAATGCTATCCAGTGACTCGGGGAAATTTAAACAGATGTCAGGAGTCCATTGAGACCCTTGATTACTTTTACGTATTCAGTGGTCTCAAGGAACTTGCTAACAGCGCTCAGGACAACGTTACTATTTGCGCCATCTGGTAGACCGATAATCCACACATCTGTGACTCCGGTAGCGTAACCCGAGCCACCAACAAATGTTATAACGTTGGAAGCACCAGTACCACCAGTTGATACACTTACAAGGCTGCAAGTCGTATTAAAGCCAGAACCAGTGTCTATAGACGTCCAACCACTAATAGTGTCATGTTGAAACCCAGGTACAAAACTAATATTGGCACCAGATGATAGAGTGGTATTAGAAGTAAATGTACCCCCAACCATCAACGAGATAACCATATATTTACCAGGGGTGGTTATGACAACCGCATCCAAACCCGATGTATATAGGGTTGTGGGCGAAGTGTTAAACACGGTGATGGCTCCGGCAGTGCCAAATATCTTACCAGAAGTAGCTGAAGAGGTAGGACTTTCGGTAAAATGAGCTACGGCCATATCAGAATTACCGGGATTAACCAACCTTGGTTTCATCAACCGGACCTGGTATGTTACCCATAGCTCACCAATGACAGTGACACCAGCTTGCATTCCGACTGTAGCAATCTGGAATTTGCCCAGATTATATAAATGCGCATCAGCACCAGCTGGTACAACACCACCTGGAGGGACGTAAAGCTTGCTTAACAATGTCAAAGCAGGTTTACACTCAATTGGATGCAACATATTACAGAATGGTACGCAGGAAGTGGAGAATTCAGTGTTTTCCATTTCCTGTTTTGATGCGAAACTGGGCAAATCAACGTCATACTGCGTCCCCATTATAACAGTGCCCAAAGCAGTGTTGGTAGAAGAAACTGCAGTACCGGAAGTAGTTTTATACTCCATTACGAGACCAAGAAAATCAAATTCCTGGAAGTTCTCAGCTAAATTAGCAAGCCAGGGGAACAAGGTTGAGTTAGTGGGGTTAATATTGTATGCGTTGTTAACAAATGCGGTAGAGCCGGTTACATCACCAATGTACTCACGATGGTAAATGATACTACCCTCGTCGGCTGTACTAAATGAAGGAGGTCCATTAGGATCCATCATAATTGAGTTCCTGTTAACACGATACCCCCCGCTACCCAAGATGTGGCCAAGGAACCCTGCTGCACCCTTGATGAGGGTACCAGGCAATCCTCCAACCGCAGTTCCAATAGCTCGGCCAATCGCATTAACTGGGCCGCGCTTATTGTTGTTCTGCTTATGGGCTGGACGCGGTTTGGCGACTGCCACCGCTTTCTTTTTATGTTGTTTATTTCCCTTAATAGTCATAAGTTCACGTGACCAAACGTGAACTAGGTGTATGGGTTCCATCTCCTCAGACGGACTGTACATCACCAACCAACGGTAAACCGATGCTCCGTGCAGTCTCTTGGCATTCTGCTTAGCACTAAAGTAATAGTTTTGGGCAATTACGGTTGGCAACCCCATGCATGATAACGCACATGCCACGGTACTAACGGGCTGAGATAATCTCACGAACCCGACCCCAAATTAGTGTAATGAAACAGGATCATAGGAAGGATGTGGTTCAGCATTTTCGACATATGAACGCCAGGGCACACATTCCATCAACCTTTCCAAGTGACAAAGGTCATACCTATTTTCCAACAAAACCTGTTCATCAGGTGGTACACCAAACGCATTATAAAAGGATACGCGCGTATCAGGACTAATTACACCACGCTTGCGATCCATACCAATCGCCAACATAGTCATTCCACACTTCCATCCGACAGAGCGTGTGATATTGGAACTCACGCCATGCCTGATTAAGCATTCATAGTAAGATTGAAACACCGGCACACCACCCGTAAGACTCAACCCGCACTGCCCAATGGCTAGGAAGAAAGATTTTACGTCTTTCTCACAGCGCATGGGCAACACGGTATGAATATCCTTAGACAGTGTGGGATAGAGATTACGCACCATAATACTCCTACCATCAACAACGATAGGCTTCATCTGGCAAAACTCCATCTTCTCGAAGCAATAGACCGGTTTTTCCATTTCGACATTAAAGCCAAACGTCAGTAAAATTCCAGGCATGAACTGATAACACTTGACGAGATCTGCGGTTTCCATAATCACCACACAGTCATCACCATTATTGCACAGCTCATAATCTAGTACATCACACACACGCATACAGTGCGTGATGAGTAAGCACATAATCAGGCAATTTCCCATTGAGGTATTCATGTCACCAGACATGCGACTACCCTCTACTTGGTACTTAATCACGCCATCAACGCACCTACAAATACCGACGTTCCGCACTTGCCAACTCAATAGTTCAGCAAGTCTAGCCCTATCTTCGCCATGGAAATAGTCAAGGTAAAACAAATGTTCGTACTCTAACGCTTGTCGACTAAAGTGTTGATCGTAGCGTACAGCATCCAGTCCAAACCCAACTGGTTGTTTAAACCTATCCCATTTCAACTTAAGCATACTCCCCATCTGTTCCGCGTTCATTCCCTTCATGACACACGGAAGTGAGTTAGGTCCCAAAGGTTGACAGCAACGTAAAGCCTCAAAAACGGGTTTCTCCAACCGCTTTAAATAACGTGCAACTTCAACAATGTATCTCTGCTCCCGAGGTTGGATTACTCTCGGGCAAAGGGACTTAAGTACCTTCTTCTTAACCTTTTCACATTTTACAAAGGTTGATAAACGCGCATCCCCTTTATGCACAGGGGTCCGGTGCAAACTGGCAGTGGCAAGCAATTTAATTGTTTTCTCGCGACCGGTATAACAATCACAAACCTCTTCATGACTCAACACGGCGGCACTCTCAACAAATAATTTAAACTTACCCCTCTCGACTTCCAGCTGCTCCGCAAAGATTCCTTTTCTGGGTGTTGGTGGAGGTTCCAAACCATTTGGTCCTTCCACGTTAAACACCCTCCGCACCAAACCATCCCAACAATTGGCGACGGTATTTGAGTGAACATGATATTGCACATCTGTGCCCAACCCACAAAATGAGCTCATCCATCGTTCACGTACATCTGCCTCCATACGCACCACCCTAAGCCGGTCAAACCCGTTGTTACGGAAATGGGGGGTATACCACTCATCAGTGGTCAGACCGGCGGTGCGTACAAGGCAGCCCTAGGCGCGGTTAGGGTGAGCAGCCTCACGAGGAGGCTGCCCGATCCCTGCTAACAGCCGCTCACCAACGCTGTTAGCCTCTCCAAATCCCCATCGCGGAAGAGAATCTCTCACTCGTTCCTTCCAGGATAAACTCT